ATGGCAGCGAATGAGGTCACTTGGGGAATCGACTTCTGGCAGAAAGTCCTCATCAGCGTCCTGGGCACAACGGGCAGCCTCTTAATCGCATTGATTGTCTTCTGGCTCGGTCGGCGAGCAGTGCGTAGAGAGAAAGCTAGACAGGAGGCGGAGAACCATCTACAGCTAGAGCGTGAGCGCTATCATAAAGCAGGTAGCCAGGTTCTCGCCCAACTCACCGACCTCATGGTTGTTACGTCCGAGCCAGTAAGCCCGGAGTGGCAAGAGAGATACCACTCCAGCATTCGCCGCTTCACACCAGTCGCTAGCGAAGGGCTTTACAGGTTTCGGGGTACGCCTATATTTGAGCGACTTCGAGAGTTCCTGGAATTGTTGATCAAACTCAGCGAAGGGCAGTTCCAGGAGGCGGAGAATCGCTTGCAGGGCGGAGGGGGCGGCAAGCCGTTCGCGGCACTGCTTTCGGAGAACGCGCAACTGTTGAACGTCAAGGCGCTCAAACTGCACTCCGACATACTGCGCGCATTAGAAGCGATAGACCATGTTCAGCCGTCGGAGGTTCTCACCGACACAAAACGTCGTGCCCTTCGGGTGAAGAGACCCTAACCCCTAATTGCTTTATCCCTGCGAGGCTACGGTAATTATCTCCGCAAATCTGACCTCGGAACCGTGGCAAGATCTTGGCTGCTAAGCACTGGCGATGCGGGAGCCGACCGGCATCGGGTCATACCCCACCCCCGGGGCGCCTGGCTCTGGCCGTGCTGATGCCGCGCATCTACCGACCGATCGGCGCCGCGCCATTGTCTCCTGTCCTGTCGTCTCGTCCGCCGATCCCCTGGCAGCCCTGACCTGCCTTCCCTGTCCGCCGATGCCCTGGCGTTGCTCCCTCTCGCCCTGTCAGGTGCCCCAGGGGGACGAGGGCAGGCGCCCCGCCACGGGCTAGTCCGCCCGGTGGCAGCCAGGGGCCAGGGCCAACGCCAGGGGCCAGGGGGCAGAGGGCAGTGACGTGTCCCCGGGGGACAAGGCGCGGGGGGATAGGGGAAGCGCCGTCCCCAGGGGCATCGGTTGCCCCCCGGAGGGCGCCGGACCCGGCACGGTCCCACCCAAGGTCACGGCCTACCGACCAAGCCACGACAGGGGCGGCTCACCCCACCAGGTGAGCCCAATAACAATCCCCCGGTTTCAGGGCTACCGTCCAGCCAAGCAGAAGCCACGGCGCCGACAGAGAGGCAGGACCAGACAGTGCCGCGACAGCGGATGGAACTGGGAGCGTGGGGCAACATCGCGTTGACCGGCTACGTGTACGACGAGAGTGGCAAGCGCCAGCCGATGCCCGACGGCGCCCGGAAGGCCGACACCTGGCGGGCACGGACCAAGGTGCGCGACCTAGACGGCAAGGTCCGCGACGTCGAGCGGTGGGAGCCGACGAAGCCAGCGGCACGGGTTGCCCTGCTGGCTCACCTGCGAGAGCGGGTCACCCCTGCCGCCGCTGATGCCGTCATGACGCGAGACACGAAGGTGAAGGACGCCGCAGAGGTCTGGCGCGCCGAGATGCAGGACAACGACCGGTTGGCCGTGAACACGAGGACGGTCTACGAGTCGTCGCTACGGAAGCACGTCATTGGGGGCGCGCTAGCTGACCTGACTCTCCGTGAGGTCAAGGTGGCCGGAATCGAGCGGTGGCTCAAGGGCATCGGCCGGACCGGCGGACCAAGTGCGATGCGGACAGCCCGGTCCGTCCTCAGTGGTGTCCTCGGGCTGGCCGTGAAGCACGACGCGATCCCGCACAACCCGGTGCGGGACGTCGGTCACGTCTCCGCTCCGGCCAAGGAGACCCAGCGCGACCCTCACCGCGCGTTCACCGAGGAGGAGCGGGCGGCCGTGCTGGCGTTCGCTGACGTTGACGACACGGCCCGTCGTCGTCACCTGCCTGACCTACTGGCGTTCATGGCGGGCACCGGGGCACGCATCGGTGAGGCGTGCGGCCTGCGTTGGTCGGCCCTGGATCTGGACGCCGGGACGGCCAAGCTGGGGCCACTGCCCGTCCGAGTGCCGGGCGAGGGACTGAGGTTGCAGGAGCGCGGCAAGACCAAGACCAGCAACCGGACGGTAGCGCTGCCGCCGTGGCTGGTGTCGCGCCTGTGGGACCGGAAGGTCAACGCCGAGCCGAACGCTTGGGACGTGGTGTTTCCCTCTCCGCTCGGGAAGCTGCGGGACACGTCCAACACGACCAAGCACGTCCGCGCCCTGTTGGACGCTGCCGGGTTTGAGTGGGCGGTCGGTCACACCTTCCGCAAGACCGTGGCGACGTGGCTAGACGAAGCAGGCTTGTCCGGTCGGCAGGCTGCCAACCAGCTCGGGCACGCGAAGCCAAGCATGACGATGGACCGCTACATGAGCCGCCGGACGGTCACCGAGCAGGCCGCCCTAATCCTCTGACGAGGACAGTAGCGGAGGTCAATCCGGGGGATAACCGGGGGATAGACCTGCGAACAAGGAGGACGAGAGCGGCCCCTGACTGGCATAAATGCTGGTCAGGAGCCGCTTCGTAGTGGGCCCCGTGGGGATCGAACCCACAACCCGCGGATTACAAGTTCCACTCTTCTCCCCCTTTCGTCACCCACAGTAGTGACGCGGTCGTCGTCCCGCTGCGCCCCCGCCACGCTCGCCCGATGCTCACCGCGACCCGGACGGCGGCCGCGTGATGGCCACCTTCCGGCCGCACTGGCAGCTCGAGGTGGGCGACAGCTTCATCGCCCTCGGCGGCATCGCCCGCGTCACCCGGCGGGCCCGCTCCGGGACGTGGGTCGACATCGTGGTGGTTGCCGACGGCGGCGACGTGTGGAGCAAGCGCATGCCGGCGGGCATCCCCGCTGACTGGCCCCGGCTGGCTCGCCGGTGAGCGCCGTCGAGGAAGCGGTCCCGGACCGCGACCAGCTGCTCGCCGAGGCGATCCGCGTGCTCACCGCGGCCGCGCGGTTGACCCAGGTCGTCCTCGACCGGGAGCAGGGGCGACGCGAGCTGCCAGCCGACTGGGCGGAGTTCGTCGCCGAGGCCCTCGCCGGCGCCGCGGCCAACGTCGGCAGCCTGGACGCGGCGCTGGCCGGCCGGCCCGGGTCCTGGGAGGCCGATCTGGTGCAACGGCTGGTCGCCGGCACCGTCGGGTGGGACGGCGAGTACCTGCTCGAGCACCGCACCGACCCGGTGCACGTCGTGCTGCGCCCGCTCGAGGCGCTGGTCGACGCCGGCGTCGACGCGGCCTACGACCGGGCGTGGGAGGAGCTCGAGCAGCGCAAGGAGACCGCCTGGCCGGCCGACGTCGACCACGAGGACCTCACCACCGAGCAGCGCGCCGCGCTCGAGGCGGCCGAGCAGCTGCAGGAGCGGCTGGACCGGATGCGCGAGGAGGACCTCGACGCCTACGGCACCGCACTCGCCCAGGCCGCGCAGGCCGCGCAGGCCGCCGCAGCCGGCACCGGGCTGCGCGTGCCGGTGTACATCGAGCTCGAGGGCGGCCTGCGCTCCCCGGACGAAGAGACCGGCGAGGAGGACCCGGTCGCGCTGCGGCTGATCGATCAGGCACTGGCCGCCGTCCCGGTGCCGGGCGCGGCCGGGCCTGGGCAGGCACCGCAGCCGCCGCTCGAGCGGCTGCAGGCCGGCGACGCCGGCGGTACGGCGTCGTGACCACGAGTTTCGACGCGACCCTGGCGGCGATCGACGGGGCCCTGGCCGACGTCGACCTGCCCGACGCCATGCGCTGGTCTCCGACTCCCGCCGACGTCGACGACGCCGGCGTCCCCTACCAGGAGGACGAGGACCTCACCTGGACGCCGTGGACACTGCCACCTGCGCCTCCGCCGCACCCGGGCCTGTCCCCGAAGTGCATGAACTTCGAGCACGCTGCGTGCGCCAGCTGCCGGTTCTGCACCTGCCACGACCAGCAGGGAGAGATCCGGTGAGTCCGGTCGTCGACGTCGACGGGCTGACCGCGGTGCCCGACCTACGAGCGGCCGCGGGACAGCGGTGGGCGGTGTACCGCGCCGGCGCCCGGGTCGGCGTGCTCGAGCAGCACCGCGAAGGCGGGCTGACGTGGCTGGCCGGACGCGTCGTCGACGACGTCACCGGCGACCTGTCCGCCGTGGGCCCGACCGCACTGTCGGTGCTGCGGCGGCTGGCTACCCGCCGTGACCTCGCCGCCGTGGCGTCGCCCGTCCGGAGGTGACCGCAGTCTCCGATGGTGGGCGACCCGGTGCTGCGCTGAACGCCGGCCCCTACACCTCCTCCATGGCGACCAACGGCCTGACCGACGAGCTGCTCGAGGAGTGGGCGACGTGGATGCGGGCGGCGTCGATGAGCGAGCGCACCATCGGCTCGCGCTGCGGCCTGGTGCGCCTGCTGGCCCGCACCTGCGCCGTGGACGCCGCCGAGGCCGGCTGGCGCGACGTCGCGGCGTTCCTGGCTCGGCCGATGTCGCCGGGCACCCGGCAGACCTATCACGCCGACCTGGTCGCCTGGTTCGGCTGGCTGCAGTCCCAGGAGTACCGGGTCGACGACCCGATGTCGCGGCTGCACAAGCCCAAGGCGGTCAAGCGGCGGCCGCGGCCGATCACGACCGAGCAGCTGCAGCGGATCCTGGCCACCGTCGTCCGCCGGCGGACACGGGCGATGGTGCTGCTCGCCGCGCTGCAGGGGCTGCGGGCGCACGAGGTGGCCAAGTTCCGCGGGGAGGACCTGCAGGGGTCCTGGCTGCACGTCGTGGGCAAGGGCGGCAAGGAGGCCTGGCTGCCGCTGCACCCCGACGTCGCGGCGATCGCCGTCGACTTCCCGCGGTACGACTGGTGGTTCCCCTCCTACACCCGCCCGGGCAAGCCGGTGACGGCGAAGAGCGTGGTCAAGACGCTGTCGGACCTGATGGGCCGGGCGCAGGTCAACGGGGTCGGGCACCAGCTGCGGCACTGGTACGGCACTGAAGTGCTGCGCGCCGCCGGCGGGAACGTGCGGGTCGCCCAGGAGCTGCTCCGGCACGAGTCCCTGGCCACGACCGCGCTGTATACCGAGGTCGACGCCACCGAGCGGCGCGCGGCGATCCTCGGCCTGCCCTCACTGCTGCCCGGCCGCTCGGCCGCGGCTGTCGGCCGGCGGCTACGGATTGTGGCCTGACCGCCGCCGCCTGAACGACGAAGAGCGCCCCTCCCCCGCCATCAGATGGCGGGAGGAGGGGCGCTCGATGGTGGGCTGACCAGGCCCGGTGCTGCTCTCCTACCGATGGCCCGCCTCCGCAGGCGACCCGCTGATCACGGTAGAGGCGGGTACCGACAGTGACCAGGGGCCTCACGGTGCGACGTCGTCGACCAGGTCCTCGACGAGGTCCTCGGCGAGGTCCTCGACCAGCTCGGGGACGGGCACCCAGGTGCCGAACTGGCCGCGGCGCTCCGGGGCCAGGTATCCGATGCGGCCGGCGTCGAACAGGCGGGTCAGCGCCGGGGCAACGACGTGCCGCGGCATTCGGGCCTTCTCGCAGACGCCGACGACGGTCAGCCCGTCGGGGCCGGCCGCGGTGATGACCTCCACCAGCCGGTGGGTGCGGTGCACCCGACGCCTGGCCGTGGCGCCGGTGCGGGCGGCGCGCCGGCTGCCGTCGATGGAGGTGGTGGTGGCCTCGGCGTCGTCGAGCAGGCCCTGGGCGCGCAGCCAGGCCAGGTCGGCGATGACCGTCCCCTTGGACCCCATGCCCGGGGTGGCGGTGATGACGTCGGTGGACATGCCCGCGGTGCGCATGGCCAGCAGCCGCGGGCGGCGCAGCGAGGCCGGCAGCCGGAACTCGAGGTCCTCGTACTCCCCGGCGACGTAGGCCTGCCAGCCGGCCAGGCCCTCGCCGTAGCCCAGGGCCACCTGGTCCAGGTCACGCCAGGCGCACAGGAGCTCGTCGACGGAGGTCTTGAGCAGGCCGCGGATCCGCTGCGCGCGGCGGCGGGCGGAGCGGCGGTCGAGCACCGGGGCGGCGGCCTGCGCCGGCACGTCGGCGGCCAGGGCGAGCAGCTGGGCGGTCATCGGGTCCTCCGGCGGTCGGCGGGGGTGAGACGAAGGTGGTAGGCGCGGCGGGGGCCGAGCACGTGGTCGACGTCGTCGACGCCGTCGTCGGCGGGGAACGGGGCGAGCAGCAGCCGGCCGGCGGCGTCGCACTCGACGGCCTGCAGCACGCGCACCCGCCGACCGTCGTCGAGCAGGTAGACGGCGTCGAGGGGGTCACGCAGGTCACCGACGTCGTCGAGGACGACGACCGGGCCGCCGTCGCCGGTGGTGACCTCGGTGGCCGCACCCTGTGACCAGCCACGGGTGGGCTGGTGGTTGTCCAGCGCGACGGTCCACAACCAGTGCCGGCGGGCCGTCCGCGGCCCCGGCGCGGCAGCCGGCGCAGTGGCCGGGGCCGGGCGGGGCGCACGGGCCGGACGGCGGCGGGCCCGGCGGGGCCGCAGGATCCCGATCACCGCGAGCGCCGGCGTCGCTGGCAGGCCCAGCACCGCCCGAGGCGCGCCCGGTCGCCGTCGCCCATCGGCCCCCGACAGTCGGGGCAGGGCACCGGTTCCGTCACAGCAGCGCTCCGCCGCCGACGACAGTGCCGAGGACGACCGCGAGCGCCAGCAGCAGGTACAGCAGCGCGCCGGCCCGGCCGAGCAGCACGACAGCCTGCTCGTCAGCCCCGGTCACAGCAGGCCCTCAGCGATCACCACGGCACCGGAGGACACGACCAGCGCGACCAGACCCAGGACCCGGTCCGAGGCGGTGGCCAGCACCAGCGGACGGCGACGGGCGGCGGCCGCGAGGCGCGCGGTCACGCCGCGCTCCACTCGGCGCGCAGCTTCGCGTTGAGCGCAGCGGCGGCCTGGCGGGCGGTGCCGTAGGCGTCGATCAGGACGCGGGCCGGGACGCCGTCGAGCAGGTCGATGAGCGTGCCGTCGTCCTCGCCGAGGACCGGCCCGTCGACCTCGACCGAGGCGAACGCCGCGAGCCGGGGAACGTAGACGGCGGGCCCGGAGACGATCCCGGCCAGGTCGTGGATGACGGTGCCGGCCAGGCGGCGAGCGGCCTCCTTGAGGTCCGCGGCGCTCACCCGAGGGGCAGAGGCGGTGCGTGCGGTCATGTTCTACTTATCGGACAGCACCTCACCCTAGTGTTCTATTTCTAGGACATCGTGACCGGACCGTGACCTAAGCGTCGCCGGCGGCGTCCTCTGCTCGACCGACCAAGTCCCGCACTGTCATGTCGAAGGCCTTCGCGACCGCGGTGAGGTCGACGACGTCGAACGGCCTCGTCCCTGCCAGCTTGTACGCCGCCACTGAGGGCACGACACCGATCCGTCGAGCGAACTCCCGACCGCTCCAGCCTCGCTCCTCGCGCAGCCGGTTGATCTCCGCGGCCAGGGCGGCAGCCAACTTCTCGGACACGGCCGCAGCGTATCGACCGACATGTAAGACACCCGGATCAGCAGAGCCCGGGAGCTGATCCCCGGGACATCGGCACCCCGCAGCACGGCCGCGGACTGGGGGGTCTGGGCGGTCCTGGACTTGAGCCCTCCCCCACCCGGCCGAAGCTCCCTTCATGTCCGCACTCGAGCAGTCCGCCGGCCCAACCCCGGCCGAGGTGACCGCCGCCTTTCAGCGCGTCAGCGACAGCTTCCGGGGCAAGGCGCCCGAGCTCACCCGCGACGAGCTCCTCCAGGCCCGCACCGTCCTGGCCAGCGGCACCAAGGCATCGACGGCGTGGTTCAGCCCCGCGCTCGTCACGCGTCAAGTCGTCCGCATCGACGCCCGGCTGCACGCGCTCGACACCGGCGAGCCCCTCGTCGAACCGACCCTCTCGAGGAGCGAGAACATCAAGGGCACCCTTGCCCTGCTGGGGATGATCGGCCTGGTGGTCGCGGTCGTGTGGTGGATCATCGCGGCCGCCACGAGCGAGGACGAGGACGACGGGCCCAGCGACGTCGGCGCCTTCTACGCGTGCCAGCACTTCGTGGAGCAGGTGCTGAAGGCGCCGTCGACCGCGGACTTCGGCCTCTTCGAGGACTCGCGGGTCGCCCCGGAGGGGGACGACCGGTACACCGTCCGCGGGCTGGTCGACGCGGAGAACAGCTTCGGCGTCCCACTCCGGTCGACCTACACCTGCGAGGTGAAGTACGCCGGCGGGAGCTGGCTGCCGGTCAGCGTCCCCACGCTGGACTGAGCCCACCAACGACGACGAAGAGCCCTCGTCCTGCCAAAGCAGGACGAGGGCTCTTGCCCGGGAGCCGACCCCCGGGGAGCCGGCGCGGTAGGTGCTCAGGATGGCACGGCGGTACGACGCCTTCCGCTCGGCGCGTGAGCATTGCCGGTCGGCCTCGCAGACCTGGAATGCGTGAGCAGCACCGAGCCACGCTCACCCGTCCGCCGTCTCCTGTCCGCCGCCCGCCGGTGGTGGGTCCGGAACCCCGAGGCCGTCCTGGCACTCGCCGAACTCCTGCAGGAGGTGCTGCGCACCGTCTACGGGGCCTGAACGACCAAGAGCCCCGCCCGCCACCCGAGTGGGTGGCGAGCGGGGCTCGGGTCAGAACAGCGGCGGCAGCTGGTCGATCCCGTAGTCGACGATCAGCATGAGGATGAACCAACAGATTGCTCGCAGGCGCTGACGCGTCCGGTTCGGGGTCGGCTCAGGGTTCTGGGGCGCGGACATGAGTACTCCGGGTGCTCAGGTGGTGAGCGCCCGGCCCAGAGCCAGCGACGGGATCAGCAGGCCGATCCAAGAAGGAACGTACGGGACCTCAAGGACGAGGAGCTCCCGCCACGCCGAAGCAGGGCGGGGGCTCTTGTCCGAGAGTCACCCGGAGCGTCGGGGGTCCCCAGTGCCAGCCCACCCGCTGGTGTGACGACCGGGCGCCCGACGCTCCTGATCATCAGCGGGTGGCGACCTACGAGGCGAAAACGGCCCTCCCGTACAAGCACCTGCAGCGGGCGACCGCAGGGCTGCGGGCCGAGCTCCGCGACCAGCTGCTCGCTGCGGGCGACGGCGGTCTGCTCGACTGGTCGACGTTGCAGGTGACCGGTCCTGAGCGGGTGGTCGACGAGCGTGGCCATGTCTGGTGGACGTACGAGGCCTCGGTCGAGTCCAGGAGCAGCTGGGGACCGGTCGCGTCACCCGAGTGCGGCAGCATCGGCTGAGTGACCTCGGAGCCCTTCGTCCCGGCCGGCCCCTACTGCCGCTACCACGCGGTGGGTCCGCCGTTGACGGGCCCGTCCACTCTGCGCGTCGGGTTCACGCTTCCGGACGGGACGCCGGCTCATGTCGCTGAGCTGCGCGGCGCCGATGCTTGGGAGGTGGCCGATCTCCAGAGCGTCCTGGAGGACCTTCGCCGAGTAGTGGCGCTGTGCGACCTGTGGGGTCCTGCTGCCCAGCTCGGTCCAGTCGGACAGACCGCGCTGTGGGAGGCCGCATCCGTGACCTATGGCCGGTGCTTCAAGGACGGGAAGTCCGCGCGCGGCAAGGGCAAGAGGGCGCGAGTGCCGGATGACCTGATCGAGGGCTTGCCCGCTCATCTACGCGAGGAGCACGACGTGACCTTGCGGTCGAGGGACAAGCACATCGGTCATCGGGTCGATGCTGGTCTGGAGCCGACTCGAGTGGTCGGATTGCGGCGGCGACCGGAAGGGCCGATCGAACAGATCGCCGTCAGCCTGGCCCGTGTTGAGCGGGCTGACCTGTCGCGTCTACGCGAGCTCGCCGAGACGCTGGCTGAGGCGCTGTGGCCTGTTGTCGATGCGCGGATGGCGGCGCTGCGCGAGCGTGTGAATGGCCAGTCGACGGGGGATCGCGGCGTCGGTCCTGGGTAATCACCGAACCCTTTTGGGCTGGCAGGCTCGGACGACGAACAGCCCCCGCCCCGCCGGGGGAGGCGGGACGGGGCTGTGTCGCGCTGCGGGCGTTCGCCCTGAGCGGCTTCCTCAGGGCGGGTCAGGTGATGGCGGGGCGAACCTTGGCCAGCCCAGGGCGGCGCTAGTCGATCGTCATGCCGCCGAAGGACATCAGGCCGATCTGCAGGTTGGTCGTCCCTGCCGGGACGGTGAACGGCGGGGTCTTGAGGGTCAGTACGCCGTTGGGCACCACCGACCGGCCGGCCCCGAGCGCGCTCTGCAACACGGACAGCCCCCCGTCCTGCCGAAGCGGGGCCGGCGCGGTTGCCCGGGGAGCCATCAGCGACTGGCGTCCCCTGCATGCAGCTGGCGTGCAGTGAGGATCTCCAGGACGGCGGGGGCCTCGAACTGGCGGCCGTAGGTGCGGCCGGTTCGTTCGCGGAGGATACCGAGGCTGACGAGGCGGGCGACGGCCTTGTTGACGGTCTGGAAGCTGCTGCCCAGACGGACCGCCGTCCGCGACACGTCGATGAAGGGGTAGGCGATGAGGGACTCGGCCAGGTCGCGGATGAGGCCGGTCGCCCCGACGTCGCGGAGGGTGTTGGCGTAGTCCTCCTGCACGCGGAGCAGGCGGTCGACGCGGACCGCGGTGTCGAGCGCAGAGAACTCGATGCCCTCGGCGAAGAACCGCACCCAGCTGTCCCAGTCCCCCGTGGCGCTGACCTCGAAGAGGCGGTCCTGGTAGTCGCGACGGCGCTGCTCGAACCAGGGGGAGATGCTCAAGAGGGGGTCCTCAAGGGCTCCGTCCTGGATCAACTGGAGCACGACGAGGAGGCGTCCGATGCGGCCGTTGCCGTCGTTGAAGGGGTGCAGGGCCTCGAACTGGTAGTGCGCCATCGCCGCCGCGACCACCGGGTCACGGCGGGTGGCGCGTGAGCTGTTCGCCCAGTCGAGCAGATCGCGCAGCGACCGCTGCAGTTCGGATCCAGGCGGCGGCGGGACGTAGCGGGCGCTCTCAAGGCTGGCCGAGGTGGTCGCGCCGATCGCCACCTGGATGTTGCGGACGTGGCCAGCCTGGTCAGTGTCGGCGTGCGTGCCGCGGGTAAGGCGGCCCTGCATGTCCTCCACCATGGCGACGCCGAGAGGTCGCCCGTCCGCGACCTCGGCGAAGGCGTACTCCGCGGTCAACACGTAGTTGAGGACCTCGGCCAGCTCCACCGAGCGAGGCACCTCATCGCCCGCGTCAGCGGCGAGCACGTCCTCCAGCGGCGCGAAGGTCCCCTCGAGGGCCGAAGTGCTCTGCGCCTCCCGCCGTAGCGTCGGGCGCCGGAGCAAGCTGGGCTGGGGAACTTGCCGCCCAGCTTGCAGCAGGCGCCCGAGGGCATGTCCCGCGCGGCTGACGGCTCGCCAGGTCGCGCCCGACAGCATGGGCTCGTCGCTGAGCGGGTCGGGGATGAAGGCGAAGTGGTCGTACTCACGGCCGGTGCGACCGTCGGTACCGCGGATTACCTCCAAGTGACCGACCGGCGACGCAGCGAAGCGCTCTGTCTGCACGGACCCTCCTTCTGCCAAGTCACTTGTCACGCCGACGTGCATGTTGGAGACAACTTTTCACGTTTACACGCAGCGACGTCAATTATGACGGCGCTACTTCACGTCGGGCACCACTCTGAACGCCTTGGCGCTGAGACGTCAGAACGCCGAAGAGCCCCTCGCCTGCCACCGAGGCAGGCGAGGGGCTCGTGGACGTCAGGACGGCAGGCACGGGCCTCCGATAGCACGTGCCGGTCAGTCCAGGCCGTACTCGCGGCGCAGGGCATCGACGTCGACGGGCCTGCGGATCTCCTCGGTCACTGCGGCCGCCGGCACGGACCGGACGATCTCGGCGGTCACTGCGTCCGGCCGCGGGACGGGCGGCCTGACGGTCCGGCGGACCAGCTCGACGTCGTCGGCGTCGCGGGGGTCGGCCACCGGCGTGACCTTGTCCCGCGCGCGCCTCGCGGTGAGCACGCTGCTCGCCGCCGCAGCGGCGGCGACGATGCCAACCTCGAGCAGCTCGGCGAGCGGCTCGGCGACGCCGTCGGGCAGCAGCCACCCGCGGCGGTCGAGCCAGCCGACCAGCAGGGCGACGGCCCAGGCGGCGGCCGCGGAGGCCTGCGCGGCGGCGAGCACCGGCTGCGGGCGGCGGCTCACCGTCGTTCCCCCGTGGCCGCCGCCCGCGTCCGGGCCCTGCCATCGTGGACCGTGCGCCGCCAGTCGCGCTCGATGAGGACGTTGGCCAGGTCCCCGGGTGTGACCTCGTGCGCCGGGCGGCCGTCGTCGAACAGAGTGACGCCGGCGCGGCGGTAGGCCTCGTCGACGAGCTGGGAGCAGATCATCGAGCCGCTGCGGCGGATGCGCCGGTCCAGCCGGCCCCAGCGGATCCCGACCCGCAGCAGCGCCAGGTGCGCGTAGGTGCTGAACCCGTAGCCCACGCCGGCGAGTGCGCGGGCGTGGGCGACGACGTCGGCGCGCTGCGCCTCGGTGAGCGGGAGGGCCCAGGAGAAGGCCAGCGGCCGGCGGGCCAGGACGTCGGCCAGCGGCGCGATCCGGGCGCCGCCGGGCATGGCCTCGAGCACGGTGCCGTCGTCGAGAACGACGAAGGCGTGGGAGAACCGGGATGCGTCACCGACGATCCACTGTCCCAGGGAGACGAGCACGCCGAGCAGCCCGCCGATGCGGGTCAGCCCGAACATGCCGGGCGTGGGCGGGTGCACGGCGTCCTCCTCAGCTGAAGTGGTTGATCACGCCGAACAGCACGCCGGAGCAGGCGCCGAGGGTGGCCAGCGCGGTGGTGACCAGCCACCGGCGCGTGGTGGTCCGCTCGGCGGCCGCCTGACGCTCACGCTCGGCGCGGGTGGTTTCGGCGCGCTGCAGGGAGGCCTCCAGCGCGCCGACGTCGACGCGGAGCTCGTCGAACCGGCGGTCGGCGTCGACCCGGGACAGGTAGATGCGCGGCAGCTCGGCGAGCTCCTTACGGATGCCCTCGAACCCGCGGGACTGGTCCCGGGCGAGCTCGCGGACGCTCTCGGCGATGTAGCTGAGCACGCCGGGCGCTCCTTCCTCGGTGCGCGGCGGCGGGACCGTGCTCACGCCGTCTGCTCCGTGGCCGGTCCGGGGCCCGGGAGCCTGCCGGGCTTGCGGCCGTGGGGGATCGCGGCCTCCCCGCCGTCGGCGAGCAGCGCGGCGAGGTCGGCGGCCCGCACCCAGCCGTTGCCGCGCACGCCGTAGGACCGGCCCCAGGAGTTGCGCCACCGGTAGACCTCGCCGAACACCGGGTGGGTGGGGTAGTAGCCGGTGAGCAGCAGGCAGTGCCCGCCCACGGGGCGGCCGCCGACGCGCACCAGACCGCCGGGGCCGGTGTCGTACATGCCCTCGGTCCAGGGGACGCCGATCACGACGGGCCCGAGCTGGATGACCGCCTGCTGGACGTCGTCGACGCCGAACGCCCACCGGTAGCCGTCGTAGAGGCCCAGCTGCCGGCCGACCTGCATGCCGGCCAGCACGCTAGTGCCGGTGTAGGACTCCCCGGTCCAGTCGTCCATGCGCTGAGCAGCCCGGTACCAGGCCTGGGCGGTGGCGTCGCTGGCGCCACGCACGCGCACCGGGGACGCCGACGCCTCGGCGACGCAGGCGAACCCCACGCAGGCGCCCTCGGCGGCCTGGTCGAGCACGGGCCCGCCGCGCCACAGTCGGGACCGCGGCGGCACCGGGGTGGGGATGGTCTCGGTGACTCCGTACCGGCGGGAGCGGGGGTCGTGGCGAGGTGCCCAGTCGAAGGTGCGCCCAGCCTGCCCGGTCACTTGCCCGGTGGCGGTCACGTCCGCAGCCGGGTGGCCAGCTCGTCGGCGACGCGCTGGGCCAGGTTCGCCGGGATCGCTGCGGCGATCGCCGAGGCGACCGTGGCCGGGTCGGTGCCGACCTGCGGGCGGCCCAGCAGCTGCGCGACCCCGGCCGCGGCCGCGGCCGCGGCGGCGTAGGTGTCGCCGTGGTGCTTCACGCCCTCGACGCCGGGGGTGACCGCGTCGGCGGCCCGCAGCGCGTCCGCCGCGGCGGAGCGGGTCGCAGCGAACACCGGCCCGTCGTGCTTCACGCCGGCCTGCCCGGGGGTCAAGGTGTGGTAGACGGCGCGCAGCATCTGGTCCTGCTCGGGGGTCATGTCGAGGTCCTCCGTCGGGGGCGGGGTCGGGGTGGGGGCGGCGGGCGTGCCGCCGGCGATCTGCCGGGCCCGGGCGAGGACGACGTCCCAGGGGAAGCCGGGGCCGGGGTCCCAGTGGGTGCCGTCGGAGTAGCCGACGGTGTGGTCGTGGTGGCCGATGACGCCGGACGCGCCGGCCCGGTACTGCGCCGGGGTGATCTTCACCAGCGGGATGCCGCGGGCGGCCGACCGTCGGGCCAGCCACACAGCGCACAGCTCGAGCAGCGTGGGCCGGGCCAGCCACTGCGCGCGGGTCCACTTCGCGTGGGCGCAGAGCTCGATGTTCTCCGACCACGGGTTGCCCGAACGCAGCGTCCAGGCGGCCCGGGCGTGGTCGACGAAGCCGTCGCGGGCGCCGTCGAGCAGGACGCCGGTGTCGTCGGCGGCGGCGTGGGACGAGCCGGGCCAGGCGGTCCAGGCGCGCAGGTCGACGGCGCGCATGATGCCTTCGGTGGTGTGCACGGCGAGCACCCGGACGCGGGCGCCGTTGCGGCTGGACGACTTCATCGTGTCCCCTCCTGCTCAGTACCGGGTGGGGGCGAGGTCGTAGGCGCCGATGTCCTCGACGACGAGCTGCATCGGCCCGTCGGTGGAGGACTTGCCGATCATCGACACGTCCCCGGTGCCGTAGATCCGCCCGCCGGCCAGCTCGAACACCAGCTGGGTGCGGGGCTCGAGGAACTCGAGGTGGAACTCGCAGTGCACCGGCACCGGCCAGGTCGCCACGGGCATGTGCACGATGGCGCGGCGCTCCTGCCCGGCGAACTCCAGCAGCAGCCCGTATCCGGTGCCGGCGGCGGTGGAGGCCAGCGCGCCGTCGAGGGTGACCCGCAGGTGCCGGCCGGCGGGGATGGCCACCGCCGGGGTGGCCAGCGCGCTCATCAGGTGCACCGCGTTGTTGAGCACGACGTTCGCCGTGGGGGCGAACGTCTGCCTCGACAGGACGCCCTGGGGCTCGCGCGGCCAGGTCCACTGCCCCTTGCCCTGCACGACGCGCCACTCCCAGCGCTGCCCGGAGGGCTCGATGGCCTCCATGCCCAGTGACCCGACCGCGGGCAGGTTCGCCGGGGAGTCCACGCGCAGCGCGCCGAGGGGCTCCCACTGGCGGCGGGCGGTGAAGTACTCGAACACGCCGGGCACGTCGAGCCAGGACAGCATCCCGACCTTCGGCTCGGGCACCGCGGTGCGCCGGGCGCTGGCGGTGGGGAACTGCAGCACGACCTGGTCCTGCAGGTAGTCCTGCAGCTCCGAGGACAGCAGCCGCTCCCGGCCCCACTCCTTGTACGGCATGACGTCCTCTCAGCTGGGGTTGCCCGACAGCAGCCGGACGGTGTCGGTGAGCACGCGGCGGGCGAACCAGAGGTGGCCCCAGGCGGTCAGGTGGGCTGCGTCGTTGTGCAGGACCAGGTCGGCGGTGCCGCCGTCGTTGGCCAGGGCCTGGAAGCGGCCGGTGCCGGTGATCCAGGTCAGCGGGGTGAACCCGGCGCGCAGCAGCTGGTAGTCGGTGGCGGCGCCGGTGGTGTGCGCGGCCGCGGCCCGGTAGAACGACCCCGACGCGTCGCGGGCGATCTCGCCGGCGGCGTAGGACGTGGACGGGGCGATCAGCCGCGCGGCGGCGGCCTGGGCGGCGGTGACCCCGATTTGGTCGATGTAGCCGGTCACGTTGGGCGCGGCGGCTGCGGCGGCGCGCACCGCGTCGTTGTTGGCCAGTCGGGACGGCGAGGGGGCGGCGTTGAGCCGCGGTGGGCCGACGACGACGACGGCCGCGTCGGGGCAGGTGCGGGCCAGGTGGGCGTACACCGCGGCGGCGCCGTCGCCGATCTCGGCGGCGGTCTTGCCGGCGAGGTCGTCGTTCTGGGAGCCCTGCACGATGACCAGCTGCGGGGCGAACTCCGCCAGCCGCGCCAGCCGGGTCGGGTGGGTGTAGCGGACGACGCCGGCGCCGGGGTTGTCGGTGGCGTAGCCGGTGCCGCCCTGCCCCATCCGGCCGAGGTCGGCGCCGAGCATCTGCGCGAGCACGTGCGGCCACAGGTCGAGCTCCTCGATGCCCAGTGCGCCGCCGGTCCAGGAGTCCCCGAGCACCGCCAGCCGCAGCCGGCGGTCGTTGACCGGGCCGATCGCGGTGGTCGCCGGCGGGTAGGACAGGCCGGCGAACTGGCAGTTCTGCAGCCGGATCCGGACACGCACGGGCAGCGCCGCGGACAGGGTCAGCGGCAGCACCTGGAAGGTGCCGGCGGCCAGGCTGGCGCTGGCGACGTCGCCGCGCTGCTGCCCGTTGGCCCACACCTGGGCGCGCACCGGGCCGCCGTCCTTGGCCCACACGACCAGGTGCAGCGTGTTGGTGGCCGAGGTGGACCAGTCGAACTCGACGACGACGCCGCCGGCGTTGGCGTCGGGGTCGTTGACGGTGTTCAGCGCGACCTGCAGGCCCGGCGCCGACGTCCCGGCCAGGGCGGTGCCGGCCGGGGCGGTGCCCGAGTGCGGGCGGACCAGCCCGCCGCGGACGATCCCGGTGGGCAGCGCGAACGGGGAGAACAGCGTCCCGGCTCGGGTGCTGCTGGCGGCCCAGGAGCCGACGGTGACTGGCGGGGTCGCCGTGCCCAGGGCGGTGAGGACGTCGGGCACCAGGGCCAGCAGACCCTCGGCGGACTGGCCGCCGGCGGGCGGCGGCCAGTAGGGCAGGTCGGCCCACGGCAGCTGCCCGTCGCCGACCTTGCGCCGGCCGGTGCCGAGTTCGTGGCCTTCCTCGCCTTCGGCGAGGACGGGATTGGCGCCCGCCCACTCGGCCTCGGTGGCCCGGCGCAGCTGCACCAAGTTGGTCACGGGGTTGGTCACGGGACGCTCCTCACGGTCGCAGGGGGCCGCCGCGCTCGGAGCCGGTCAGCGGGTGATCAGGCGCCGCCGCCGTCGACGGGCGGGCCGGTGAGGGTGCGGCGGGCCGCGCCGCCGTCGACCGGCGGTCCGGTGTGCGCGGCGACCGCCCGGCCGCCGTCGATGTCGCCGAGCACCCACGTGGCGGGGTCGCCGTCGTAGGGGGCCAGCAGGTCGGGCCCGTCGAGGTCGCTGTCGTCGACCCGCCACCAGCCGTCCGGGGCGAACGGGTCGACCTCGGGCGCCTCGGCGGTGGCGAAGGTGACGTCCCAGCCCTCGGGGGTGATGCGGTGCTCGATGCCGAGCACGCCGAGGGTGCGCACCAGCGGCGGGCCGGTGGTCGGGCGCAGCAGGAACGCCCACCGGTCGCCGAGGTCGGTGGCGGCCACGTGCGGCCACGCCGCCATGTGCCCATCGGGGCGCGGGGTGACGGTGTCCACCCGCAGCTCGGGGACGCTGTCGGCGGCGATCACGTCGCGCACCCAGCGGGCGGCCTGCCGGTCGGTGGCCACCTCGAGGGTGGAGTCGATGGCGTGCACGCCGTGCCGGTGCCGGGACCGCCCGTCCTCGGCGGAGGCCTCCACCGCCTCCACCGGGCGCCCGCCGTCGGCGGTGGGTTCCCACACCCGCCGGCGAGCCTTGGCCCGGTTGATCAGCAGCGTGGTGTCCGCCACCGCCAGGGCGTCGTCGTAGCAGCAGTGCTCGGCGCCGCCCACCAGCTCCCCGTGGACGTCGGACAGGGTGCCGCGCAGCGGCCCGGTCAGCGGCGTCTGGCGGCCGAAGACGGCCAGGCGGTTGTGCCGGTCGGCCCACACCCGACCCAGCTCGGCGTCGGCGGCCGCGGTCAGCTCCGCCCACGCGCTGCCGCCCAGCGTGGTCGGGGCCAGCGTGGTGGCGTAGCCGTAGTCCGACACCGGCGACAGCCGCCCGGCGTGCCCGGCCTGGGCCAGCACCCGCTCGGCGCGCTGCCGCAGCGTCTCCCGCGCGCCCACCCCGGGGGCGGGCTCGGGATCCTGCTCGTAGCGGACCAGCTGCCCGATCAGGTCGGGCGCCGACAGCGTGACCAGCGGCGCGCCGTCCTTGACGTAGGACACGGCCACGGTGTCCACGACGCCGGTGAACAGCACCTGCGACCAGCGCGTACGCACCGGCTGCAGCTCGCCGGCGGCGTCGAGCTGCCAGTCCTCGGTGAACCCCCAGGCGCGCAGCCGGATCGCGGTGCCCGGGTAGACGTCGCCGGCGGCGTAGGGGTCGAAGCGGCGGCCGGGGTCGGCCAGGACCAGGTCCAGCTGCCCGGCCTCGGCGCGGGTGAGCACCCCCTGCGAGCGGGTCACGCCGCGGCGGACGGTCGCCGACCGCACGTCGCACACGACGTTGGACCAGCCGCGGTCGGCGTCGGGGCCCCAGCCGAGCAGTTGGTCGCTGTCGAGGGCGTCGTCGTCGAGCGTGAGCGTCTGCCCGCCGAGGTCGGCGTGGACTTCCACGGCGAGGTGCGGGGCCCGGTCGGGGCCGAGCGTGGTCACGTCCTGGGACTGCCACAGCTCCAGCCGCCCACCTCGGCCGCCCAGCTCGAGCTGCCCGCGGCCGGGCCCGGACCCGCGCAGCGCGAGCGTCCCGGCGCCGCCCAGGGCCAGCGTGCCGGCGCCGGGCGCGACGCCGTCGGTGACGGTCAGGTCGTCGAACCAGACCTGCTCCCCGCTGGTGCCCGGCCCCCTGCCGCAGAACCACAGCTTGCCGGTGGCGGTGGCGAGGGAACCAGGCGCCGGGTCGGTCCACTCCAGCTGCCAGGCGGTCGGCTCGGTGTCACTCGGCGCCCACGTCTTGACGCGCACGGTGGTGCCGATCACGGCGAACCGCACCCGCCGGGGAACGCGAGCCGTCCACGTGCCGACCCCGGGTAGCGCGGCATTGCCGCTGGTCACTACGTAGTTGCTGGCCCCGTCCGCGTTGCGGACCAGCCGCAGCCCGCCGTCGGAGTGCATCTGCAGTCGGTAGGCCGTGGTGGGTGTCGAGCTGGCGGCGGCATCGTTGGCACGCACAGCCAGAAACCACGTGAGGCTTAGCGCACTGACCTCGACATCGACCGTGACGTCCACGTCCCGGACGGCGGCCATGCCGGACAGGTAGGCCTTGGCCGCGCTGCCGCTTGTGGCGAACGCCTGCAGCTTGCCCCGGCCGGCGTCCTGCGTGGCCGACCCGGAGTTGACGGCGGCGGTGGTCCACTGGGCCGGCCAGGCCGCACCGCTCGCGCCCGGCCAGGTCTCGGTGGCGAGGACGGCCACCGGCTAGCCCTGCGTGTAGCGCACGGCGAGGGTGTAGGTGCCCGGCCCGGTGTAGGGCTGCGGCAGCGGCCCGCCGTCCAGGAACCCGGTCCCGGTGGCGGCGTTCCACAGCCCGCCGTGGGTGATGGTCACCCCGTCGGGCACGGTCAGGTCGACCACGCCGTCCACCACGCCGTCGGTCGCGCCCGGTGTCCAGGTCACTGCGCCGCGGACCAGCTCGGCGGCGCCGGTGCTCCCCGGGTCGGCGGTGTGCACCGAGGCGTGGGTGGCCGCGGCGGCGTAGGCGCGGGCCAGGTTCTCCCGCTGCAGGGCGGTGGGCATCGGTGGGTCCTCTCAGCGGGATGGGCTGGTGCGCCAGCCCGGGCCGTTGCGGGACTCGTAGGCGCGGATGGCGGACACGTACTGCCGGCCGGCCTCGGCCGCGGACGCCGCGGTGAGCCGGCCACCGCCGTCGACCTGCGGCTGCACGATCAGCTGCCCGATCGACACCGACCCGTAGGCCGCGGCCGCGACCGTCCCGACGGCCGGGGCGCCGCGCAGCGCGGAGACGGCCGGCGCCGGGGCGCCGGTGCGTGCGACGTCGATGCGGGCGGTGCGCGAGCCGGCCAGACCGTCGAGGTAGGCCTTCACCGCGGGTCCGTTGCGGGACTCCACCCGGATGATGGCCAGCCGCTCCTGGTCGGCCAGGCCGTCGAGGTAGGTGTCCACGGCCGGCCCGTTGCGCGACTCGACCCGGATCAGCGCGAGCCGGTCCCGGCCGACGGACAGCCCGTCGAGGTAGGTGTCCACGGCCGGGCCGTTGCGGGACTCCACCCGGATCAGGGCCAGCCGGGGGGCGTTGGCGATGCCGTCGAGGTAGGCGACGACGGCCGGCCCGTTGCGGGACTCGACCCGCACGGTGGTGTCCCGGTCCTCGGAGGCCTCGTCGATCTCGCTGGCGGTCTCCTGCGCGCCGGTGAGCCGCAGCACCGCCTCGATGTCGCCGTTGTCCTGCGCGATCACCAGCTGGTCGATCAGCGCCTGCATCTCGTCGCGGGCGCCCTGCGACAGGCCGGGGGTGTTCAGCCGGGCGCGGAGGTCGGCGATGACCTCGGCGGCGCGGATGTTGGCCCGGTCGACGTCGGTGAGCACCTGCCCGATGGCCTCGCGGGACTCGATGGCGGCGTCCGCCGTCGCGTCGGCCGCCGACAGCGCGGCCTCGAGCAGCTCCACTTGCGCCTGCCGCTGCTCGTTGACGCTGGTCGTTCCGTCGTCGGTGGCCACCTTCGCGGCGTCCAGGGCCTGCAGGAACCGGAAGTCGGCCGACTCGGCTGCGTAGACGGCGTCGATCCGCTCCCGGGTCGCGGCCACCGCGTCCCGGGTCACGGCGTTGTGCGCCTCGATCGCGGCCTTCGCCCGGTCGGTGGCCGCGGCCTCGGCGTCCTGCGCCGCGGCCGCCTCACCAGCGAGCCGGGACAGCTCGGCGGTGCCAGCGGTGCCGCCTTCCAGCGCTGCGGTGAGCGCGTCCATCGCGGCCTGGGCGAGCGCGGCCTTGTCGGTGGTCTGCTGCAGCTCGCCGGCGAGCGCGGCCTGCGACTCGGCGGTCGCCGCGTTCTGGCCAGCCAGCTGCTCGAGGACGCCGATCACCTCGTCGGCGGCCTCACCCTGGGCGTTGAGCTCGGTGAACCCGCGGTTGTTCTCCCGGGAGTTCTCGTCCCGGTAGCGGGTCAGCGCGGCGATCACCCGGTCGTAGGCCGCCTCGTTGCCCAGCAGCGCGTCGGTAACGTCGCCCTGGGCGACACCGGCCTTCTTCGCGACCTCGAGCAGCCCGGACTCCTGCGCGGACAGCGCCGCCTTCTTCCGCACGGTGTCGGTGATCACGCCACCGGACTCCTGCAGCGCCGAGGTCAGCGCCTCCTGCGCCTGCTTAGCGTCCTCGGAGTCGGCGGTGTTGTCCCCGAGCACGGCGTTGAGCAGCGTGTACCCGCCTGCGACGGCGAGCAGCGCGACCCCGAGCGGGCCGCCGAGCACGGCCGCGGCACCGCTGCTGGCGCGAGCGGCGACCGCCTTGGCCGCGGCCAGGCCGGTCGCTCCGGCCGCGGCCGAGCTCATCGCGCCGGTGGCGCGGGCCGCGGCGCCCTGCACGGCGGCCAGGGACGCGGCGAGCAGCCCGCCGGACTCGGCGGTGGCCCGGTTCGCGAAGCCGAGCAGGACCGCCGCGGCGGTCGCGACCGCCATGGGGCCGGGCACCGCGGACACGCCGTCGACGAGCAGCCCCACGCCCTGGGCGATGACGGTCAGGACCGGCACCAGCACCGACCCGAGCTCGCGGCCGGCGCCGCCGGCGGCCAGCGCCAGGCCGGCCATGGCCTCGTCGAAGCGGCGGGTCGTCTCCACGTCGTCCTCGTCGGGGCCGTTCATGGCCGCGAAGACCTCGTTGACCGACTTCCCCGACAGGAGCAGCCGGGACATCTGCTTGTAGCCCTCTTCGCCGAAGACCTTGAAGCCGAGCGCGTTGCGCTGGGTCGCGTCGGGCACCTTCTGCAGCGCGGCCAGCGCGTTCTGCAGGGTCAACGCCCAGTTGGTGGTGCCGTCGGCGTTCTTCACCAGCTGCGCGCCGAAGGACCCCAGCAGGTCGGCGTCGGCCTGGACCTGCCCGGCGAACTCCGCCTGGATCTCCAGCAGGTCGTCCATCTCCAGGCCCAGGGAGGATGCGACGGCGAGGAACTTGCCGCCCTCGGCGACGGTCGCGTTCATCGACTGCGCCAGCGCCGAGGCGCCGCGGGCGCCGTCGAGGAACCCGCGGACGCTGTCGCTGACCCAGTCGGCCAGGGACACCCCGGCGACCAGGCCGACGACGGTGTCGCGCAGCCCGCCGACCTCGTCGCGGAACCGCTGCGTGCCGCGGCCGGCCTCTTCGCTGGCCGCGACGTTGTCCTCGGCGGCGTCGGTGGCCTGCCGCTGCGCGGCCTCCTGCTGCTCGAGCGCGTTGCGGGTGTTCGCCGACGCGGCCTGCATCTGGCGGGACGCCGACGCCACGCGCTCCTGCGCGGCGACCAGCTGGGAGGAGCCTTCGCCGTAGCGGGCGCGGACCTCCTCGAGCTTGGCCTCGGCGACGGTGAGCCGGCCGGCGGCGTCGGCCTCCTTAAGGCGGGCCTGGGCGACGGCGTCGGCGGCCGCCGCGACGGAGGCGGCGGCGGTGTCGGAGGAGCGTGCGGTGTCCCGGGCGGCGCCGGTGAGCCGGGCGAAGGAGGCCTCGGCGGTGCCGGTCGTCGCGTCGACGATCAAGCGCAGGCGCTCGTCCACGGCTCACCCCCTGTGCTGCTGGGCCGCTCTCTGCAGCTGGAGCCAGCCGGCGCGGACGGCCTCGAGGTCAGCGATGCGCTGCCGTCTGGTCTCGGATGGGGCCCATCCGAGGGCGAGCGCTGCCCACGCCACCCATCCGCGGGCGTAGGCGGTCAGCTCGGGGGGACAGGCGGCAGCTCGTCGACGTCGGAGTCGGTGCCCCCGCCGGTGTCGCCGAGGACGTCGCGCAGGTGCCCGGCGTCGCCGGAGTGCAGCTGGAACGCGCCCTTGATGCCGCGCAGGTTCAGCCCGGCGAGCAGCTCGGTGGCCTGCTGCTCGGTGGCGCCGGCGTGCAGCGCGGCGACCAGCAGGAACGCCTTGGCCTGCTTGAGGGAGGCCAGCGGGTTCATCGTCGCCCAGGCGACGTCGGTGAGGGTCTCGATCCGCTCGACGTCGTCGAGGGTGAAGTCGTCGGAGTCCACGGTGCGCCCGTCGGGCAGGTGCACCCGCCAGTAGTGGCCGCGGGCGTACATCGGTGCGGACGTCCCGCCCGCCGGGCGGGTGGCCAGTGCGCTCATCAGGAGCCCTTCATGTGTCGTCGGGCCGTCTCGGCGAACACCGCGACGCCGGCCACGCCGGCGTCAGGGCCGGCCGCGGCGAACGCCCGCCCGATCGGCTGCTTGCCGCTGGTGCCGGGGTGGCGGGCGTGGGCGCGGTAGCCGACGCCGGGGATGTAGAGGAAGCCGCGCCGGCCGGCCACCTTGCGGCGGGCCATGGAGTAGGAGCGGGTCCCACCGGTGCGCGCGGACAGGTACTGGAACGGGGCCCGGTGCGCCCGGGTGGCCTCCTCGACCAGCTTCACCGGGCCGGTCGGGGTGACGACGCCCTGCGCCGAGCGGCCGGCGCCCTTCACCTCGACCTCGAGGTCGACGCGCGCGCCCTTGCCCGACCGGACGCGGGACAGGTGCAGGTCACCGCCGGTGGCGGCGGTGAGGTTGGTGCGGGCGGCCCGCTCGAGGACCTCGGCGCCGGTGCGCACCGCGCGTGGGGTGGCCTCGACCAGCGCGGCGGGCAGGGTCGCTGCCCGCCGCGCCCAGTCCTCCAGCGGACCGCCAGCGGACACCGGTCCTACTCGGCGGCCGCGCGGCGGGCGGCCGCGGCGCCGGAGTTGGTGACCGTCCCGGCGCCGGTGATCAGCCGGGTGGAGCCGGCGACACCGAACGCGATGTCGGGCTTGCGGGAGCACGGCAGCGTGAGGTCGGCCTTGAGCAGGGCGCGGGCGTCGCCACCGAACGCGCCGGCGGCCAGCCGCACCCGCCCGATCGCCTTCGGCGGGTGCTCCCCGTCCAGGCCGAACATGAAGTAGGCCTCCTCGGTGTCGTGCTGGAAGAGGAACGAGCTCAGGCCGGCCCGCAGGCTGGGGTCCTGGTAGAAGCTGATCTCCAGGTTGAAGCTGGTCTTGCCCGGGTTGGGGCGCTCCTCGGCCGGCGCGCAGAAGGTGGCCTCGATCGTCTTCGTGGTGTTCGACGGGGAGGCGGTGAGCTGGCCCTTGGTCAGCTGCGCGCGGAAGTCCTCGGCGCCGACGTAGTCGGCCAGCGTCGCGGTCAGCGCGGTCTTGCCGGCGGGGGCCTGCCAGTCGTCGCTGTAGCCGGCTGCGGTCTTGTCGACCAGGGCGAGGGCGAACATGCCGTCCTCGATCTCGAAGATCGTCAGTGCCATCGTGCGTCTCCTCAGGAGGGGTCTGCGACGGAGGCGTCGCAGAAGGTCGGGGTGATGACGTCGACGTCGACGGAGAGGACGACGCCGAGCAGGGTGGAGCCCTCGGGGCCCAGGGGCTGGATCTGCGAGCCGGTGACCCGCACGCGCTGGCCGCCGATCTTGACGCGGTCCAGGGCGTCGAACAGGCGGGCGGTCTCGGCGTCGATGACGCGGGTCTGCGGCTCACGGGCGCCGTCGACGGCGATCACCACGGGCAGGGTGAGCTTCCTGCTGCGGCGGTCGTCGGCGCGGACCTCGGGGTAGCCGACCCACGCGCACGGCGTGACGTACTGCCCGTGCTGCGGGTAGAGGTGGGTGCGCGACGCCGGGAGGGTGTCGCCGCCGGCGAGGACGGCGTGCAGCGTGGCGCGGGCGGCGGTGATGCGGTCGCTCACGCGATCCCCCACCCGCCGATGTAGGGCTCGAGCAGGTACTCGACACCGGCCAGCGGGTCACGGGAGACGCGGATCGCGCCACCGTCGGGACCCCAGGCGCCGGTGACCCCGAACGGCGCGTCCTTGCGCCGGTACAGCTCGACGGTGGCGGCGATCGCGGCGTCGATGACGGGGGCGGGGAGGACCGCGCCGTCGACGGCGAGGTCGGGCCGCTGCAGGCGCTGGTGCACCAGTCCGAGTGCCACCTGGGCCTTGCGCTCGACCCGGTCGGCGTCGAGGTCGGTGACCGTGAGGCGGAGCTCCTGCAGCGCCTGGTCGCAGATGAACTCGACCAGGTCGGGCTGGGCGTCGGGCTGGGTCACCGCGCCCCCCTCCCCCGACGTGGGTCGACGTCGACGGCGCGCTCAGGGCGGGCCTGCCGCTCGATGACGCGCTCGGCGCGGACGCCGTCGGCCCAAGTGCGGGCGGTGGCGGGGTCGACGTCGAGGACGTCGCCGGCGTCGCCGGCGACGGGACCGTCACCGGCGATGCTGGTCAGCAGGCGGATGCGCGCCACTCAGCGGCCCTCGGCGGCCAGCGGGTCCGGGGAGGTGATGACCTCGGGGTCGCGCTGGTCGGGGGTCCCGTCGGCGCGCAGCGACAGCATGGCGACCCGGTCGCGCTCGCCGTGGCGGGCAGCGGTCTTCGCGGTCGCCCGCGCCGGCCGCTTCGTGGCAGGGGTGCTGACCTCGGCCATGGCCGGGCCTCCTTCCGTGGTCGGGAGGGGATAGCCGGGTCGGCGTCGACCGGTCAGTTCCGCCCGGTCGACGCCGACGAACGGCCTGCTCAGGCGGCCGGGTGCTGGTACGCCCGGACGGCGGCGGCGTCCTGCACGGTGCCGTCGGACCGCTGGAAGCCCAGGAAGCCGACCTGCAGGTACTCGGCGTAGCGCTCCTGCAGGCGCAGCAGCTGGAACCCGGACACGTCGCGCACCAGGTAGGCGGTCTTGATGTCGCCGAACAGGACCGACTTGGCCCCGGCGGCCGGCGCCGGCACGTGGTTGTTGATCGCGATGCCGTAGCCCATGAGCGTGTCCGGGGTGCCGGCCTGCACCGACGGCTCCCACAGCGGGCGGCCGTTGCCGTCCTTGAGCTTGCGGATCACCTTGCGCGCGGACTGGCTGAACATCCAGCCCAGGCCGTTGGCGTAGGCCAGGTCGATGGCCTCGGTGAGGTCGACCAGGTCGTCGTAGGTGATCGACGTGGTCTGCCCGGCGGCGCCCTCCTTGCCGACCGGCGCGGCGGTGACCAGGCCCTTGGGCTGGTTGGTGCCGGTGCCGACGGTGAAGTGCCGGTTCTGCACGCGGCCGATGCGACGGCCCAGGGCGCCGGCCAGCCACGCCTCGAGGCCGAAGGCGTTGTCCTGCAGCAGCTGCTGGGAGACCCGCACGAGCTTCGAGGTGTACATGTGCGCGCCGATGTCGGCCTGGCCGAAGACGGCGTCCTGCTCGGTGACCTGGGTGTTCTCCCCGAGGATCGCGCCCTCGTTGGAGCTGTCGTCGGCGGTGGGCCAGGGCAGGTTCGCGCCGGTGTCGGTGGTGATGACCTCGGCGTACTGCCGCATCGGGGCGACGAAGGTCATCGCCTCGATGAGCTTGGCGCGGAACGCCGGGGGGACGAGGTAGCCGCCGGCGGCCGCGGTGGCCACGCCCTGGGCGCGCAGCTCCGAGCCGTCGACCCAGCCGCCGCGCAGCGCGGCGCGCTCCTCGGTGCTGATGTCGGTGGTGCCGCGGCGCATCCAGGAGGTGAAGGCCTCCGAGTAGCGGGTCTCCTCCGCCTCGCCGGCGCCGGCGGGGACGCGCTCGCCCTCGATGACGCCGCGGCGGTCGACGGCGGTGTACTCGCGGGCGCGGGCCTCGTGGCGCTCCTGGCGCTCGAGGTCCTCGCCGACGCGGTCGAGGTCGGCCTCGGCGGCGTCGTAGGCGGAGCGGTCCTCGGCGGACAGCTCGCCGGACTCGGCGCGCGCCATGATCGCCTGCATCTGGTCCCAGACGTTGGCGCGCTTCTCACGCAGCTGCTGCGTGGTGGGCATGTGGGGTGTCCCTTCTTCCGCGTGGCGGAGGTGGCCCCGCTCGCGGACGCGGCGGGAGCCCGCGCGGCGGGCGCCGGGCGGGTGGTCGGGGGAGGGCGACCGGTCAGTTCCGACCGGTCGAGCGGGTCAGCGGGGCAGCCGGTGGCGGGCGGCCAGCGCCCGGTGCCGCAGCTGCAGCGCCGAGGCGGCCGCGGCCGCGAGGTCGGTGCCGGGCTGCACGTCGACGACGACCTTGCTGGTGGTCGCGGTGCGGGGGTCGTAGCCGCGGTGCCGGCGGACGACCTCGGCGACCGACGCGGTCAGCTCGTCGCGCATGCCGGCGTCGGTGCCGGCGTAGGCGGGGTAGGTGACCAGGGAGACGTCGTAGAGCCGGTCGGCCTTGAGCAGCGTGCGGACCTCCTCGCCGCTGTCGGGGTCCTCGGCCCACTTCTCCTCGGCGACGGTGAACGCGAACGACATCTGCGTGACGTCGCCGCGGCGCACCCGGCCGGCCCACATGACGGCGTCGGGGTCAGCGGGGTCGAACTCGGCCTCCGGGACCAGGCCGACGTCGTCGACCGACAGGGTCATCGTGTTGCCGTTGCGGGCGAGCACGATGTTCGGGTCGTGGTTGACCAGGAACGCGGTGGGGTCGGTGAGGACGTCGGCGAAGAAGCCGGGGTCGATCTCCTCGTAGAAGCCCCACTTCTTCGGGCCGATCCAGGTGCGCTGGTTGAACACCGCGGCGTGGCCGGTGAAGCGCAGGCCGCCGGTGTTGTCGGTGGCCGCGCGGACCTCGGTGTTCTGCAGCGCGACGGTGCGCAGCTCACGCATCGACGTCCTCCTCGTCAGGGTCGCCGGCGCCCGCGGACGGGCCGGTCGGCGGGGGATCGGGGTCGGGCGCGCCGAGCTCGCCCATGTTCAGCGGGCGGTAGCGGACGTCGCCGCCGGGCACCGGCGGCTGGTCCTCCAGCCGGCGGATGTCGTTGGTCGAGTAGGCGCCCAGCTCCCACATGGCCTTGTAGAAGGCGCTGCGCTTCGCGGAGTCACCGCGCAGCAGCCCCTCGACGGAGAACTGCACGTACTGCGGGGACGGCAGCAGCCGGCTCAGGCGCTGCTCGAAGCGGACCAGCCAGGGGCGGAGGGTGTAGACGACGAAGCCGAGGGACTGCTCCTCGATGCCGCTGCCCCACGACGTGGACTTCTCGGTGTCCATGAGCATGTGCGGCGGGACGCCGAACATGCGGGCGACCTCGGCGATCTGGAAGCGCCGGGACTCGATGAACTGCACGTCCTCGGGCGGGAAGCTGATCGACTCGAAGGACACGCCGGCGCCGAGCACCCCGACGTCGTGCGCGGAGTCCGGGCCCGAGTGCTGCTGCTTCCACCGGGCCTTGATCATGTCGGCCTGGTCAGGGGTGAGCTTCTGCTCGGTCTTGAGGATGCCGGTCATCAGGTTGCCGGAGCCGAACAGCTTGGCGCCGAAGGCCTCGGCGGCCATGGCCAGGCCGATGCCGTTGCGCGCGAGCCCGACCGGGGACAGCCCGGCGACCCCGTCGTAGCCCATGCCGGGCACGTGCAGCACGTCGTCGTCGGTGTAGGGCAGCCACGTCTCGGCGGCCTCGGCCGCGGTGACCGGGGCGCCGCGGCGGTCCTTGCCGTCGATCGCGTAGACCTTGGTGCCGTCGGCGGCGCGGCCGGGCTTGACCCGGGACGGCTCGATCGGCCACAGCTCCCGGACGACGCCCAGGCCGTCGGTGACCTTGCGGTAGTAGGTGTTGCCCCAGGACAGCTGGTGGACCAGCGACAGCTCCATCCACTCGAACGGGGTGAGGTCCGGGTGCGGTGCGGCGATGAGGCGGGGCTTGGGGCTCATCCGCTGCCGGACGCCGTCCCGGTCGTCGCGGTAGCCGTGCAGCGGCAGGGACCCGACGGTCCCGGACAGCAGCGCGACCGCCCGGTACACCGCCGGCATCCCGAACGCGGTCTTCTCCGTCACCTGGACGCCGGAGGCGGACTTCGGGCCGACGAGCAGGTCGACCAGCGTCGTGGACGTCAGCGGCGTCGCCGGGTTCTCCACACTGGCTCGGGCCTCTCCGCGCAGCGCGGACAGCCACGTCATCGGGCTCGCCTCACGGCGGCCGCGAGCTCGGGCACGAACACCAGCAGCGCGCCGGCGATGACCAGCGCCCACGGTGACCACAGCGCGGCGGCGCCGAGGGCGAGCAGGGCCAGCCCGATCGTCTGTGCGTTCACCAGACCTGCACCTCCCCGTCGTCCTTGCCGGCCTGCCACACCGCGAGGGCGGCGGCGGCCAGCGGGCTGATGTCGACCTCGCCCTTGCGGTCGAGGACCTGCGTGTTGCCGCGGGGCTTCCACACCGCGGCGCGCACCGCGGTGTTCAGCGCGCCCTCGTTGCCGTGGCAGACGGTGCCAGCGGCGATCGCGTCGGCCAGCGCGTTGTGCGCCTGCGCCTGCTGGTCCTCGCCGGGTTCCTCGGCGTCGGGGACGAGGCCGCGGGCGGCGACGTCGACGACGGTGGCGTCGGACTGCCACCGGCGGCGGAGCTCGGCGATCCGGCCGGTGACCCAGGCCGCGCCCGGGCGGTAGCCGTCGTCGACCAGCTGGACCTGCATGCGGCCGTCGGGCCGGCGCCACGCGACGGCGATCGCCGACCAGGAGCGGTCGGGGGCGGTGGCCACCGCGAACACCGGCTGGTCGCCCCGCTCGCCGGGGTCGGCGGCGAGGGTCTTCCAGCGGTCGTAGTCCAGCGCGGCGCCGTCCTCGACGGCCGGGTCCTCCCACCAGGAGAGGAACTCGCGCATGAACTCCAGCGGCGTGCCGGCCAGGATGCGTCGCTGCTTGCGCATCGACTCCAGGCTGACCCGGCCGGTGCGCAGGCCGGGATTGGCCTGCCGCCACAGCTCGACGTCGTTGAGGGCGCAGCCGGGGTCGTCGAGCTCGTGGGCGCAGCGGTCCTCGGCGCGGCACTTCACCCGGGGCGTGCCGTGCTCGATGTAAGCCAGCGACAGGTCCTGCCCGCTGCGGCCGCGGGAGCGCAGGCCGCGCAGCGCCGCCGACGTCGTCTTGCCGGCGGAGGAGGCGTAGAGGATCCGGGCGTCGGGGATCGTGACCATCGTCGGCGCCAGCGCGCCGAGATCGCCGGGCTGCCCGTACAGCCACTCGTCGAGGACGAGGCGGGACGTGGTGAACCCACGTCCCGAGCCGCCGGAGCGGGCGTGGAACTCGATCGCCGCGCCGGTGTCGAGGATGATCGCCTCTTCGCCGTGGGAGTCGCGGAAGGTGCAGCGGCGGGCGTAGTCCTCGTGCCGGCTGATCCGCTGCTTCATGTCCAGGTAGGAGCGGCGGGCGGTCTTGAACTCGTGCGCGGTCCAGATGACCAGCGGCACCTCGAAGACGAAGACGTCGGTCACCGCGGAGACCGTCAAGGTGACGGACTTGCCGACGGTCTGGCGGGGACCGACGACGCAGAACTCGGGGCACACGGGCAGCAGGTCGTCGGTCTCGGCGTACATCGCGTCCAGCGACCAGCGCTGGTCGGCGTCGAGGTCGAAGCCCAGGTGGGTGCCGACCATCGCGGCGATGTCGCCGTTGGTCCGCGCCCAGCGGGGAGCGGTGCGGTGCAGCGGCCCGTAGGGAGCGGCCGCGGTCACGTGCCGGTGCGCTCGCGGCGCTTCTTGAGGTCGTCGCGGAGCTTCTCGACCGCCGACTTCTGCGCCCCGACGCCCTTCATGGCCTCGGTGACGGCCGCGCGGAGCTCGCGGGTGAGGGACGCGACCGCGGACCCGGTGTCGGCGGCGCTGTGCTCAAGCCGGACGGCCAGCGCGAGCGCGCTCTGTCCCTGCCAGGTGTCGAGCCGGCCGGCGTCGCGCAGCTCGCGGGTCAGCGTGGCGACCAGGTCGCCGGCGACGTCGACGCCGCCCTCGGGGACGCGGTCGGCCTCGGAGGTCGCCGGCGGTGTCGGGACGGCGTGAAGCGTCGTGACGGTGGCGGCGGTCGGCGCCGGGCTCGGCGTCGTCGCCGCGGTGGTCGCCGGGGTGGTTGCCGGGGTGGTCGGCTTGCTGGCGCCGGAGCGGTTGGCCCGGCTGCGGCAGGTCGCCCCGCAGTAGCGGGCCCGCGCGGTGGCCGCCTCAAAGGTCTTGCCGCAGACGACGCAGGGACGTGCGCTCACGCAGCGTCACCCCCGTTGCGTTGCAGCGTTGCGTTGCGTTGCATGGCGGCCGCGGGGAGAGAGAAGGAGAGATGGCGGGTCTTGGTCCCGCACGCTCCCAGGGATCCGACCCACCCCCCGGGCCCTCACCAGGACAGCCGGCGGACCTCCTGCGCCGCCCGGGCCTTCACCGCGCCGGCCCGCACGTTGCACCGGGCGTGGGCGAACCCGCGGTAGCCCGACCGGTCGTCGGCGTGGTCGTAGTGCAGCCACGGGCCCATCGGCCCCAGCGGCTGCCCGCAGCGGGTGCACCGGTGGTCGGGTGAGTGGAGCGCGGCCGCGGCGGCGCGCGCCTTGACGTGCGCGGTGCCGTACTCGCCGGAGCGGGGGCGGGCGCGGTCCCAGGGCACCGGGCCGCCAGGGTCAGCGGTAGACGCCGAGGAACAGGCCCAGGACGTGCAGCTCGACGAACCAGGACCCGTCGCTGCAGCGGACGGCGTCGACGTCGAACCGGCGGGTGCGGCCGTGGGTGCGGCCGGCGCTGAGCACGAGCGGCCCGACATCGACGGTGCGCACCGAGTACTCGACGCCGGGGACGTCGACGGAGGGGTCGACCACGGTAGGGCCGGCGTTGCGCTGCTCGTAGGCGCGGATGGCCATGAGCAGGTCGTCGGTCGTCGGGCGGTGCCCGGCATCGACCATGACGCGGATCTCGACGGTGTCGGACACGGGCGTCTCCTTCGGGTTGATCACGAGGTCGTGTCACCCGGCCGCCGCTCAGGGCCAGGACGCGCGCATGCCGATCGCCGAGGAGGTCGCCCCCAACACGGAGGGGCGCAAGGTCGTCTCGGATCGCTGCGGGTCCGGCTGCCGTGGCGGGGCCGGGTGACACGGTCGAAGCCGACCGCGCCCGGGTCAGGTCACCGGGTGCGGTCGGAGTCAGGGGACGGTGCGGCCACGAGTCCGGATGCCGGGTCGAGGCAGGAAGGCCAGCGGCGGTGCCGCGGCCGGCGGGAGCGCACCTGCCTGAGGGCATGGCTCACCGCCGTGCGGACACCATACACGTCGTAAGCGTTCGACCGCGCACCGTTACCGGATCGTGACGGGTGCGCGTGTCGGCCAACGGGTCGGCGACGTCGGGACCGGCGCCGGTGCTGCAGCCACCAGTGGGCGTGGTCGACGACGATCGCGACCGCCAGCACCACCAGACCGATCACGGCGTCGACGTGCCCGGGACGCATCCGATCGGTCAGTTCTGACCGGTCGGCGTGGGCGCCGGGGTGGCGCGCATCAGCATCGCGTCGACCGCGTGGTGCACGTGGTCCAGGCAGAGCACCTCGCCGATGGGGTGGTCGCTGGTCAGCGGCCGGACGACGGCGAAGGCGGCAGGGTTGGCGGGCGGGACCGCGACGCGGGCGGCCGGGCGCTGGCCGCAGTCGATGGCCGCACAGCGCAGCCGCTTGCCGGCAGGGTGGTCGGCGTGACCCATCACGAGCTCCTCGTCGTCGTCCCGGTGACGATCCGGGGCCAGGTGGGCTTGGGCTGGCGGCCGCGGCCGTTCCACGACACCGCCCAGCCGTCGGCGATGAGCGCCTCGACGAGGTCGGTGGTGCGGCCGCCGTCGCGGTAGTAGAGGCGGCCGAGCATTCGGCCGCCGTACTTGTCCGGCTTGACGGTGGCCAGCACCACGGTGCTGCCCGGTGGGCGGCGCCGGGTGAGCTCGGCCTGGGTCTCCGGTCCGCCGGGCTCGTCGAGCTCGAGGGTGGCGCAGCCGAGCAGGCGCACCGACCAGGTCGAGTAGTCACGGTCGCCGCGGTCGACGCGCAGCAGCGCGGTGTCGCCGTCGTGCCACTCCAGCACGGTGGCGTTGAACAGGAACGGCGCGGGCACCGGCACGGCAGCCGCAGGCGGAGCACCGGTCATGACGCCGCTCATGCCGGCACCGGCTCGAGCTCGCCGCCCGCGGCGTCGACGTCGGCGGTCAGCGAGGCGGCCATCGCCGCGGCGAGCCGGTCGATGCCCTCGCCGCGCCACCAGCTCTCGCGGCACTGCCGGCAGGTGACGTTGAGGACCTGGCTCTCGCGGAAGGCGACGACCAGCGCGGGGACGCGGACGTGCTCCCCGTCGCGCTCCTCGAGCACGAAGGCGGTGCGGCAGTCGGGGCAGGTCACGCCGTGGACGGGTCGGACGGTGTCGTCGGTGTCGAGGTCGAGGACCTCCTCGGCGCGCAGCACCCAGCTGCAGAAGCGGTCGGCCCACCAGTCGATGAGGTCGTCGTCCCCGGTGGCCACCACGGTGACCGCCAGCGCCCGCACGCTGGCGGGGACGTCGAGGACCCGGCAGCCGTAGGCGGCGGTCCGCCCGGCGCCGGGCGAGTAGCGCAGCTGCTGCTCGTGGGACACCAGGGCGTCGACGGTGAGCCGGGTGACCTCGGCCAGCAGAGCGGTGACGCCGAGGTTGAGCGGGGCGCGGGAGCCGGTGGACGCCTTGCCGCGGCCGCCGCCGGCGTTGCTGGAGGCCTGGGCGTCGACGAGCTGCTCCCACAGCGAGGGCAGCTCGACGTGCTCGACGGTGGGCTTCTCCCCCACCGGCGTGCGGGTCAGCCGGCGCCGCACGGGCCGGGTCAGGCGGTCGACCCAGCGCCACAGGTCGCCGGTGTCGACCGGCTGCTGCCCGCTCACACCAGGACCTTGAACGGGCGCTGCACGCGGGGGCGCTGGTACTGCGCGGCCACCTGGGGCTGCTCGGCCTTGAGCCGGGTGCCGTCCAGGACGTAGGCGGTGACCTCGCGGTGCTCGGCCACCGCCCGCTGGGTCTCGGCGACCACGAGGACCTCGGCGCCGGCCATCGCGTCGAGCAGGCCGGCCTTGGCCGCCTCGAGGGCCTCCTTCGCCGCGGCGGCGCGCTTCTCGGCCCGCTTGTAGGCGCGCAGCAGCGGGTCGACCTCAGCGCGCGGCAGCTCGGCGGTCGGCGCCGTCTGCTCCTGCGCCTCGGCGTCGGCGAGCTCGCTCAGCCTCGCGCTGAACTCGTCGACGACCTGGCGGAGCGGGGACGACGCGCGCTTGCTGGACACAGACAGTGACATTCCCAGTACGGGCAGCACTTACGCCACGGCGTCGAACACCCGTTCGCCCCCACATTCGTGGGCAGCTTGCGACAGTGCGCCGTCCCCATGGTCCCGGCTGTCCCCAGGATCTCGGCTCAGCACCCGAGAACCGGGCCCGACGAGTCGGGAGAGCTCATCGACGACCGTCGAGCATCCTGGTCGGGTGAGCACCAACGAACCGTGGTGGCCGCGCTTGGAGCCCGCTGACTTCCCCCGGGTCTACGGGCCGTCGGAGGAGGAGGAGCAGGAGCTGGACCGAGATCTCGCGGAGATCGCCGAGGGACGGGCGCGGGAGAAGCAGGAGGTCTCGCTGCGGGAGGACCGCCTCCTCGCGCTCGCTGAGGAGGCCCAGCGGCGGGACGCCGCGCGGGTGAAGCGCGAGAGGCTGATCCTGCTGGTCACGATCCTCACGTTGGTCGTCGCCATCGCGACGCTCATCGTCACCATCGCCGTCGCCTGACATGCCCATCGCCGACGCTGTCTGCGGCCGGGACCACCGCTACCCGGCGCCACTCCCCCGCTCCCCCACCTCGCCCGTCCCGCCGCCCGTGCGGTGCTGCTCCTCCAGCTGGCCAGCAACGTCGTGCATCCACCGGCCGATCGACGTCGATGTCGGCCAATAGGCGTCCTCCTGCCCGGAGCCGGCCGGGTGGTCCCGGGAGTACACCCGGGCGGCCTCGAGCGCGCTGTGGTCGGCCAGCGCGTGCAGGACGACGGCCACCTGCGCCGGCGTGAGCCGCGGCGTGCCGGGTGGGGCCAGCCGGTAGTCCAGAGCGGACATCAGCCGCTCGCCCGCCGGTCGGTCGGCGACCCGCGGAGTCCGGCGGCTGCGCAGGTAGGCCTGCACCCAGGAGCGGCGGACCCGGATAGAGCTGCGGATCCGCACGTGCTGCAGCTGCCCGGCGTCGATGAGCCGGTGGACGCTCATCCTCGACACCCGCAGTCGGCCGGCTATCTCCTCGACGGTCATCCAGGGGTCGTCGCCGGCCGGCGGCGCTGGCGGGACGGGACCGGTCACGCGTCGGCGTCCGGCTGGCGCGTCGCCTGCGGAGCCTGCGCGCGGCGCCAGAGGTCGAGGGCCTCGCCGAGCTCCTGGTCGGTGAGCGTCGCGGCCGCCTCTCGGGCGCTGCGCCGCCGGGCGGCCAGCACCAGAGCGACACGCAGGTCGCGGATCGCCCGGGGGCTCAAGTTCGCACGCATCGGCGGCCGGCCACGGCCGCCGTCGGAGCCGACGGGCTCGATGAGGGACAGGTGCACCCCGTACTCCCCCGGCTCGACGGCGATGATCTTCCCGCAGGCGGTGTCGATGAGGATGCGGTCGACCCCCTGGTCGTCGGGCACGGTCGGCCTCCTGGAACTCGTCGACGGCGTGGAGGACGACGTCGGCGTGGAGGACGACGTCGCTGGCGGGTGGGTCGGGCAGGACTCGGTGACGGTCCAGCCCCAGGTGTCGGGCGTCCAGGTGACGACGCAGCCGCAGCGACGCCGTCGGACACGCTCAGCGGTCATGCGTCTCCTCAGAACGCGGGGGCCGCGGCGCGGCGGGGCGGATTGGGCGCCGGCCAGGCGCGGGCGGGCCGGTCGGCGACGGCCGTGAGGTGCCGCCGCGGTGCGGGGCCGACGACGACGTCGGGATGGCAGCGCGGGCACTTGGCGACGACGTCGGTGACCCGGCCGAGGCGGCGGTCCTGGGGGCTGCAGTCGGCGTCGCCGCACCAGGGGACGGCGGCGCGGGCGGCGACGAGCTCGGTGTCCCGGGCGGCCGCGGCGGCCTGGGCGGCCTGGGCGTCGGCCGCTGCGGTCTGCCGGCTGCCGGTGCCGCAGGCCCGGCAGCGGGATCGACCGTGGGTGCATTTCGCCCCCCCGGCTTGCCGGGGGGGTTGGGGGGGAGAAGGACGTTCAGGACGTTCGGGTGACACCTGGGTGTCACCCCTGGAGCGACACAGCTCTGTCACCCCGGGTGACAAGTTGTCGCCCCCCTCCGGGCCCGCGGCAGGGGGTGTCAGGTTGTCACCCCCCTGCGGGTTATCCACAGGGTTCGCCGGGGCGGCCGCGCGCGGACGGCGGGGCCGCGGCGGCTTGGCGGCCCGCTCGTCCATGTGCACGCGGTAACGGTGCGTGCCGTTGCGGCCGGCGCCGCGGATGACGGTCAGGCAGCCGATCTCCTCCAGGTGCTGGATGCGCCGTTGCACGGTGCGCTCCGAGCAGGTGGCCTTGTCGGCCAGGGTCTCCACCGAGGGCCAGGCGTTGTCGCCGTCGTCGTCGGCGCAGTCGGCGATCGCCAGCAGCAGCAGCCGGTCGTTGCCGGTCGTCTTCGAGCGCTGCCAGACCCAGGTCTGGCAGACGACGCTCATGACGCTCTCCGGGCGGCGAGGTTGTGCGCGGTGTGCGCGGCCCGGCAGGGCGGGCAGGCCGGGGCGTGGTCGGCGCGGTGCTGCCAGTAGCCGCGCTCGGTGCCGTGCTCGCGGGGCGCCCGGGGGCGGCCGCCGGTCCGCCGGGTGCGGCGGTGCTGCTCGAGCACGACGGTCGCGGCCACGGTCGTGGGCACGCCGGTGCCGACCAGCCGCAGGTACTCGGCCCATTCAGGGGTGGGCATGACGGGGGACTCCTCGCTGGTGCGGAGGCGGGAAGGGGCGGGAGCCAGCGGTCGGGCAGGCTTCCGCCCGGTCGAGACGACGGGACAGGTCAGGTGGCGGAGACCTCCCAGCTGGTCATGGGGAGGCCCCACTGGTGCGTCGTCGCCGGCGGCGGGCGGCGAGCTCGTCGACGAACTGGTCGCCGACGTCGACCTCAAGGGGGACGTCGGCGACCAGCGACGGCGGGGCGGGCCGGCGCAGCAGTCCCCGGCGGGGTTCGGACTTCCCCGACGGGTGCGCGGCCTGCGCGGCGGCCTTCGCGGCGCGGGCCGCGGCCTCGGCCGAGCACGTCGCGGCGTGCGGCATGCCGCGGTGCTCGAAGCCGGCCAGCGGCCGGTCGGCGGAGATCACCCGCACCCGGACCCGGCGCAGGTGGTCGGTGTACACGGCGAGGTTCGCCTTGTCGTCCTCGCGCGGGTAGCGGGCCGGGTCGACCGGCATCCGCCGCCCGTTCTCGGTGACCGCCCACAGGATCTCGGCGCCGCAGCCGCGGCACGTGTTCGGCGGGGTCCACATCAGGACAGCCCCGACCAGGGTGCCGGCGCCCGGTGGGAGGTCCGGATCTGCGGCCACAGCACCGGGCAGTACGCGACCAGCAGCACCGAGGAGCCCTGCAGGGCGATTGCCTCGTCGTACATGGTCAGCGCGACACCGATCCGGTCGACCGGGACGTGACGCAGCGGCGCACGGCGCAGCCCGTCGGTGACGGCGTCCCGGGAGCAGAACGCCTCGACGGCGACCGGTCCGTAGAGGGTCGGCCCCAGCTCGTGGGTCATGTGCGCGACCAGGGCCCGGCCGCCGCCGTCGACCATCAGCGGTTGCACCGCGGCGAAGCTCACCTGTCGCGCCACCGGCCGCCCGGCGGCCGGGCGGGCCAGGTACGCCAGCGGCCGGCGCAGACCCAGCGCTGGGGACGCGTCCGGTGCCAGCCACACGGTCCGGACGACGTCGTCAGCCATCGCGGGCACACCTTCGACAGCGACCGAGGTCATCCGGTGCGGCGACCAGGCCGCAGTCCTCGCACAGGCAGGCGCAGCACAGGTCGCCCTCCAGCTCAGGGTCGGGCACCCACCAGCAGCCGCCGGCGCACGCACGATCCTCGGTGCACCCGCAGACCCGACACGAGGCCTCGTCCTGGTCCTCGTCGACGACGGCCGTGGTCACCACAGCGACCCCGCGTACTCGTCCGCGTCGGCCGGCTGCAGGCAGCCCGGGTGCACGCGCCGCCGCCCGACCGCGGTGCGCGCCGCCGGCCGGTCGCCGTGCCACAGCGGCTGCCCACACCAGGTGCACAGCGACCGCCGGAACTCCCGGCGTGCGCTCCACCAGGCGCGGATCGCCCGCCACCAGCGGCGCAGGACGGACCTCATGCCGTCGTCCCATGGCGGTCGACGATGATCTGCTCGATGTCGGACAGCTCGTAGCCCTCCTCGACGAGGAAGCGGAACCACCGGACGGCATCGCGCCCGCGGTGGTCCTGCCAGCGCCAGGCGTCGCGGGTGATGCGGCCCTCGAGGGCGGCAGCGACGTGGGCGAGCAGCTGCAGGGGCAGTCGGGCGTCAGGCACTCGGGCGCCGCTGGTGAGCGTGTCCTCCTCGCCGGAGAGTCGCCAGGAGGGCCGGGACAGGCCGAGCTCGGCGGCCGCGTCGTCGACGTCCTGGGAGCCGTTGCCACCGAACCAGTCGGCGAGTGCGCTGCGGTCGGTGGCCAGCGTCTCGACGGCGAAGCGCAGCACGCCGGCGGGCGCCTTCCGCCGGGCCAGCAGCTCGCAGATCCAGGCGCGGCGGGTGCTGTTCGCGGCCGTCATGGCCCGGTTGTTCTCGATGACCTGGCGGCGCTCGGCGCGCTGCCGCTCGAGCTCCTCGTCGGACATGGCCGCGCCCTTGCCGGGCCAGGAGCGCGCCCAGCGGTAGACGTGCCCGTGGCCGGCCGGGTCGGTGCACACCTCGACGTGGTGGACGTCGCCGTTCCAGCTGTCCTGCAGCACGACGGCGGCGCCCGGGCAGTCAGCGTGCTGCTCGGCGTCGAGGACCTCGCCGCCCTGGAGCAGATCGTGCACACGGAGTGCGTCGCCGTACTCGAGCAGCACGGTGCGGCCGGCCCGCTCGAGCTCGGCCTGCCGCTCGGCCAGGCGCTGCGCCGTCGCCCGCTCTTGCTCGGCGCGGGTGACGGCGTGCGCGAAGCGGCCCGGGCCCTCCCCCGCCGCGGCGACCAGCTCGCCGACGACCTCGGGGGCGTTCGCGTAGTCGGCGACGACGGCGACCTGGTCCAGCGTCAGCCCGGCGCCGGTCACCGCGGCGGCCACCGCCGGGGACAGCCGGGCGGCGCCGGCGGCGGTGGCCACCCGACGGCGGTCCAGCCCGGTGCGGGCGGCGATGCCGTCGACGTCGACGCCGAGGTCGAGCATCATCTGCACGCCGCGGGCCTCCTCCACCGGCGTGAGCCCTTGCCGGTGCAGGTTCTCGGCGAGCATCGCGCCCACGTGCTCGGCCAGGCCCGCGTCGTCGGCGGCGATGAGGTCCGGGCGGAGGATGCACGGCACCAGCGGCGTGCCGGCGGCGATCGCGGCCGCGGTGCGGCGGTGCCCGGCGAGCAGCTGGTGGCCGCCGTCGGGCAGCGGCACCACGATCAGCGGCTCGAGCACGCCCTGCGCGGCGATCGACGCGGTCAGCCCGGTCAGGTCACCGAGGTCGACGTGCAGGTTGCGCGGGTGCACGGACAGCGTCCGGGGGTCTAGCAGGACGACGTCGACCTCGTGCGGCTCGGTGATCACGGGCACGAGGGTGACGGGCACCGCTGTCACGACGCGATCACCGGAGCCTGACCGGGAGCCGGCAGGCAGGGAGTCGGCCGGCCGCGGTGGGCGTGGCCTGGGCCCAGGATGCAGGAGAACCAGGACCGGTCGGCACCGGGGTGCGGCGTCACCACGCTGCAGGTCGACCGAGTCGGCCAGGACGCCGCCCGCGACGGCCGGCCGGCGGCGTGCCGGCCGGCACCGAGGCGGGCGGTGGTGCCGGCGGCCGGCGCGGGCACCTCAGCACCGGCCGCCGGGGACGGGCGCCGGCCGAGGACGGCGGGGGTCACCGGGTCACCGCCGCGGCGTACTGGCTGGTCGGGTCGGACATGGGATCCTCCTGGTGGTCGGCGCTGCCCGTTGGGCTCCCGCCACAGGAGGCGGGCAGCGCTGGTCGCATTACGGACTGCTGGAAATGGCGACGCTCAGCCGGCTGGTCGCCCGACGTGCGCATTCGACCGCGCAGCGTGCTGACCTGCGGGTATGCGAAAGTGCATCGGCTCCCCCTTACCGATGTACGGACGGTGTACGTACGGCGCCGCCGGTCAGGGCCTCGTGTCGAGGCCCGTCCTCAGCGCTACGGGCGGCCCCGGAGGCGGGGCAGCCGCCAACGCCCCCGGGGCCGCGCACCGCCGGCGCCGCGCCCCGCCGAGGACGACGGCGGATGGGCGTCGGCGGGCGCCCCTACGGTCGACGCGAGCGGCCCGGTGTTCTCAGCACCAGGAGCTCCGACCGCAGAGGACGACTCATGGACATGCACTACGCCGGCGAGCGCTTCCCGCTGCACAGCAGCGTCCAGCTCGCCGACCTCGAAGGTCTCGCTCGACGGCCGAAGCCCCAGGTCGTCACGATCCGCCTGGAGGGCGTCGACGCCTACGGCCGCTTCCTGCTCGGCGGGAACGTCCCCGTCGCGTTCCTGGGACTCGGCGGCAACGACCTGCCCCAGCCGCGAGAGTCGCAGATGCAGGTCTTCTGACCGCCCCTCGAGCAACCTGATCGGTGCGAGGACCTCGTCGAGCTCGCGCGCCGAGAGCAGGACGTCGGCGAGGGCCTCACGGGTGAGCTGGTTGCACCGCTGCTGGTAGTGCTGCCGGTCGACGATCCCGGCCGCAGTGCTCACCGACTCCGCCAGCCGCTGCAGGTGCTCGTGCACCAGCCAGCGCGACACCGTCGGCGCGCCCGCCGGACGTGTCTCCACCGCGGTCACGCCGCACCGGCCTCGTCGGCGGTGGCGCGGCGCTCGAGGTCCTCGCGCACCCGCTCGACCTCGGCCCGGTCGAACAGCAGGGGGCCCTTGTAGCCAGGCACGCGGGTGGCCGGCAGGCGGCCGGTGTCCACCATCCGGTGCACGGTGCGCACCGACTTGCCCAGCCGACGCGCCACCTGGACGGTGGTCATCGGTTCACCCGTTCTGGTCACACGACCAAGCTAGGTCGGATGTCTGAGAGTGCGCAAGCAGGCGCGCGGCGCGCCGTTTGCCTAGCTAGGACACATGACCTAGCTTGGTCGCCGTGGACGTCAAGCAGCGACCAAGCTGGCAGGGGGGCGTCGTCCCCGAATGGACGCTCGGCGATCGGCTGCGCAAGGCGCGCCTGCACGCCGGGCTCGAGCAAGCGGAGCTGGCGACCGAGCTCGGCATCGCGCGCAACAGCGTGGCCAGCTACGAGAACCAGCGGACGGCGCCGCGGCGGCCGGTGCTGCTGGCGTGGGCCATGCGGACCGGGGTGTCCCTCGACTGGTTGGTCGGGGACACCCCGTCGCGCCCCGATGGTGACGCTGGGTGGGCCTCCAGGGGATCGAACCCTGAACCCGCGGATTAA